AGAGATTTTTCTTGAGCTTGTACTAAAGATAAGGTAGTAGATTCTCCAAGTTTAGATATACCTAATCTCCATCCAATACCATCTAAAGTAATGTTAAAAAACACCTTAAAGTCATCAACTACTCTTATTTTTGTAGTTGAGTCTGATCCCTGTCCTCCATAATTTACAGGAAAACTTTCTACAAATCCATGAAATAATGTGTAAGTTGATCCATCATAAGCAGCTTTTATTCTTAATCTTTTTAGAGGTTGTACTTTAGATCTGTTATTAGAGGAATCATAATAATGTGTTGTCTGATTAGGAGAAAACCTATTATCTCTATTATCTAACTCTACTATAGCAGTTCCTGTTTGGAACTCTGTCAAGTTACTAGCTCTACCTCTGTTTGTTTCAAAGGATCTTAAATAAGCAGATACATCAGTAAAACTCTGTGAAGAATCCAAAGGATTAGAGTCAAACGCTATCTCTACTGTTATAGAAACATTAGAATCAAAGTTTACAGACATTAGGAAACTAGGAAAGTTTTACCCTGTTGTTGCATTTTGGTATTAACTTTCTGTACTTCTGTGGCCAATACTTCATCTTCTAAAATTAAATTAGTAGTAAGTGTTATATCTGATCCTCCTGCGTTGTTAGATTGTACAACACTTGGAGGAGTTAAAACAGGTGCAGGAGTAATAGTTGTAGGAGAAAAACCTCCTCCAGATCTTTCTATTGCCATAAATTGTGCTAATAGATCTCCCTGATCTATAAGTTTTTTATTTGCATCTACTTGTTTATTTGTAAGATCAATAGACTTTACCAACTCATCATTTCTCTTCTCTACTGCAAGTTTTTGATTTTTAGTAGCTACTTCTAAATTGTGTTCTGCTATTGTTAAATTTTCTCTAGCTGTAATTAATCTAGGAGAATCATTTAATAATTCAAACTCTGCCTCTGCTAATTCTGCTTGTGCTAAAGCTAAATCTAAACTAACATCCTTACCCTTACTTTGTGCATCTGTAAGAAGTGCTATCTGTGTTTGTAATTCTGCTTTTCTAATTGCTGCATTTGCATCGTTTACATTTTCTGTAATCTGTAACTCTTGTAATACTTTTGCTGCATTATTTCTATTTTGTGTTGCTACAGCAACATCATCATTAGCAGAACTAATTAATTTAAGTAATCTGTTTCTATCTTGTTCTAGTTGTATGTTTGTTAGTATTAATGCATTTTGTTCGCCAAAAATTGGATTAAGGAACTGATCTATAGTGTCTGCTACTTTTTTATATTGTACTTGTTGTTTTAAAGAGTTTTGTCTGGATTTTTCTTGTTGAGCTGCAACGAATCCTGTTTGAATACCTAGAAGAGTAGTTTTATCTATTGTTCTATCTGTTATTGTGTTTAAAAATCTTTGTTCATCTGCAAGTGTTCTGAAGTTCTGTATTAAAAATAAGAAACTGCCATCTATATCATCTAAACGATCTAAAGCTAGTACAAGATCTACAATAGAAACTGCTACATCTTGAAAACCATTGACAAGACTTGGAGTAACATTCTGAACTAATTCTCTAAATTTAGGTAATAAAACCTCTAATGCAGGTATTAACTGTGCTCCGATTTCTTCTCTGATCTGTCTAAGTTCTGCTCCCACTGCTCTAGATTGGTTAGCGAAACTCTCAGAAGTTCTAGAAAGATCTCCTATTTGTACCGCAGCTTTATCCTGTATTAAAGCAAGTGTAGCTAATGCTTTATCTTGTCTTGTAAGTTCATCTGTTGTTCTTTTAGAAGTCATTAAGAATGCTTTTGTTTGCACCTCGCTTTCGGTAATGGCGACTCCATAAGTTTTAAGCGCCTCTCGCTCGCCGACAAGTGCAGATCTAAATGCATTTAAAACTGGCTCTGCACCAGCAGAAACATTCATAAAGCTTGCAATATCTGCTGCAATTTTTGTAAGTTCTATAGATAGATCTGCAGACTCTTCTTGAGTAAAACCTATACCCTGTGCAACAGATCCTAAAACAGCAGTAAGTTGTTGTGCCTCTCCTACTGTTAAACCAGCAGTATTTGCAAACTCTTTAAGAAAGTCATTAGCTCTCTCTGTTGCAGTTCCGAAAGTAGTACCAAATGCAGCTGCAGCCTCTTCTGCTGATACCGCTGCTTGTACTGCACTTTTAGAAAAATCAAATAATTGTTTTGCTGCGAATACTGCACCACCTGCAATTGCAGCTTTTGTAAGACCAGACATCCCTTTAGCGAAACTTTGATTTGCTTTGTCTGCTTTTTCTGTTTTGTCTTGAAGATCTTTTAGTTCATCAGAAACATCATCTAGAGCTCTTGATACTTTATTTGCACCAACAATCTTGATAAACATTTCCAGAGTTGCACTTGCCATAAACTATCTCCTCAATTTAGATCTACTATTAGCCTCTGTAATAGCTTTCTGTTCTTTTTTGTTCTTATCAATATAGTATAACTTCCAAGACTCAAATTCATGCGTACTCATATTTTTTCTCATATAATCTACTGTCATGCCTAGATCTTGTGCTAATCTAAATTCAAACCCTATCTCTTCATTGTTCTGGAAATTGATCAGAGATTTTTCTCTGATCCTCCTTAGTCCATGCCATGCATTTATAGACACCTATTAAGATTTTATCTACTATAGCTGGAGTAGCTTTTTGATATAACTCTTCTATGTGTTCTATATCATCAAATTTAGGATCTACAAGTCCTTTAAGTAATAAATATTTTTCAAACAATACCTCATCTCTAACTCCCTCTACTGTGGAAACTTCGTTAATTTCTACAGAATCTGCTTTAGTTAATCCTGTAACAATTACAGACGCGTCCCATTCAGGTATCTCTATCTCTCTTTCTGGTAAAGATGGTGCGTTAGAAATGTCTTCTAGCTTTAATCTCTTCATATAGACCTCCTAAAGTTATTTTAAGTATATCTATATTTTAAGCAGTGCCCTCTGTGATATCGCCTGTTAGTTGGAAGTTTGCAGAAAAAGAAACTGCTCCGCCAATATCTGGGCTACGATCATAAGAGGTTAGAATTGCTTTACCACTTGCTTTTGGATTACCGCTAGTTGTTCCTATCGGATAGAACTCAAAATCAACTTCTGATCCTAGAATCCCTGTAAGATAACCATTTACAGTAGCATCAAAACTACCGCTTAAAGTTATTGAGCCGTCCTTAAGGCCACTCACATAAGCTTTACTAGAATTAGAAAATGCGCTGACTTCGCTTACATCTGCTGTTCTTGAAACTGCTACATCTGTCAAGACATTAGAAACATCTCTTAAAGATCCTCCAGAATCATCAAACTTAAATGCTGCGTTCTTACCATGTGTAAATGTTGGCATTATTCTCCTTTATATTCCTTGTCCAAAAGACATTGCAACAGTAAAACTAGGATTAGTACCTCCTATAGTTAAAACTGCTCTTGCATATCTGTTTGGAACACTATTACTTGTTTTGTATTCAGATCCTACTGCTGTTAGCTGACTAAATGTAATATAATCAGAAAAAGTAGAGTTATCTGAACTTGTTTGGATCTTAGCGTCTAAGGTAGGAGATGTACCACTTACTGCGGTTACATGAATAACTCCTCCTCCTCCATTAGTACCTGCTGCTCCAAAATCTACCGAAGTTTCGTTACCTGTTGCGGTTTTAGCAGTAGGAGCTAATAGTGAAAAACCATTAAAGTTATCATCATCAAATTGAAATGATACTGCTACAGATACTACTCCTCCTATGTCTGCTGATCTATCGTATGAAACTTCTATTACTTTACCTAAACTAGATGGATTACCTCTGGTTGATCCTATTGGCATTATAGAAAATGCTGATCCTGTACCACCTAACTGTGCTAAGAACTCTGCATCTGAATCTGGAGAACTTGTTTCAAAGTAGCCGCTTAAAGTAGCTGTGCCATCCTTAAGGCCGCTTACATAATTTTTACTTGATGAAGTAAAAGTAGATGTTTCTACTACATCAGAAGTTAAAGAAATAGCTGCGTCTGTTAGTGTTGTTGAAAGATTAGTATTATCTAATAAGATCTCTGCATCCTTACCATGTGTAAATGTTGGCATATTATTCCTCTTCTATCCAAGCTTCATTTTTTACTGTGGATGGATCATCTTTTATAAATTTACCATCTTTAGTTCTAGCTCTCTTCATTTTACTATCAAACTTTACCGCTGCCTTATTCTTAATCAAACTTCTTGCGATTTTATCAGGTACATCTACTACCTGTCCAGATTCTACTCTGATTTCTTTTTTACCATCTGAATAATCAGATCCTATTAATATTTTTACTTTCATTATCCTATTACCTCTACATTAAAAGTTACTCCAAGAAAACTTGTCCCCTGTGTAACTTCATACTCTCCATAATCGGTTGCATTAATAACTCTAACAGACATTGCCGCACCTCCCAAAGTTGTATCTGCCTCAATTGCTGCTTTTACTGAGTTACTACCTGACGCTGCTAAAAAGGAATCTAAATTATCCTGTCCTGTTTCTGCGTCCACTTTAGATACATATAAAATTATTGGTATTTCGTAAGTATCTGATCCTCTCTGCATTGTTGAATCAAAGTTAAGAGTATTAAAAGGAGCTATCAATACAGTAGGAGGATCTATAAAATCTGGAACATAATCATAGACCATAAGTCCAGAAATAGTTTCTAACCTAGTTTTTAAACCTGATCTAATAGCACTAAATGTTGCCATTACCTTACACTCCTTACGATATCTTTAGCTATTAATTCTATCATTTCTTCGCCCCTCTTCTTAATTTCTTTTTGATTCTCAAACACAACACCGCCGATAAAAGGCTTCATTTTTAAACCTGTCTTAGAGATCTTTCTAGCAACTAGGAAAGGATTTAATTTAGGTTGTCCTCTTTTAGCCCACTTAGCTAAACCTGATCCCTCTTTATATGGTGGAAAGAAAGGTTTTGTTTTCTTAACAGGAGTAAATGATCTGAATATAGGTTTACCATGTATAAATGGTGCATAACTCATAGAAGTAGCTAAACTAAATCCCTCTGACATCCTTAATCTATTTGTATTACTTAACTTTTTTGTATAAATAGATCTTCTTAAAGCTCCTGTGTTTTTATTACCTCTTCCTCTTTGTGATCTTGGAGATGGAGGTAAATGTAAACGATCTATAGACTCTTGTTTAAAATCTTTAGCTAAACCATTAACAAACTCTAAGGATCTTTTATTCCAGATTGTTTGGCTATTTATTGATCTAGAGAGATCTAATGCACCATTTAGAGTAAGTTTCATACTCCATATTGCCTATTTGTGTTAATAGCAGTCAAACCAACATAAGGCCTACCACTTGCTAAAGTCATAGTAGATTTTTTATAATGTTTTACTAAAGTTTGTACATCTGGATCTAATTTACTTAAAAACATAATAGGAGATTGGCCTGTTTCTGGATTACCACTAAACCCCATTGGACTATTCTTTCTTTGAAAATATCTTGCAGATTGTATTAATGCTGCTTGTTTTACATCATCTGGGACACTAGGAAAACCAAATTTAGCAGTTACTGATAATCCCTGTCTATGTTCTACAGGTAAGACCTTTCCTCCATTTTCTATAGCCATTATGATCTTATCAAAAGGAATAACAGGATC